AAAAGATTATCTCTATGCTTTAAAACAAGACGAACTACTTAGTGAGTCTAGCCTTATTCGAGATATCGAGAGACATATGACAACAAAAAAAGAAAATAACTTGACAAAGATTTCATATCGATTATACTCAACCGAGTACCAAGACAACTTTGGCTTTTGTATCTTTCGGACCTCAAAAGCCCAGGAGGAAACATGAAAGCATTTATGGTTTCATTTACAAAAACAGATGGAACTCTAAGACAAATGATATTTGCTAGAATTTCTGACTTGCCAAGTAGCTTCATATCGAGTAAGTTAAAGGGCACAGGAAAGCAAAAAACAATCTCTGAGAACAGAGAACTTGTCTGGGATCTAGAGAAGAACGCTTTTAGAGTAATCAATTATAACACCATGATTGGTAGTTTGGTTGAGTTTGAATTCGATGAGAATAAATTAGTTTGACAAGCTTAGCACAGAAGGATATTTGCTTCTGCGACTATAGGGTAGCCACCCAAAAAATAACAATAGGAGAGTTAACATGGCTATTAATCTAGATAAAATGCGTGCAAAGATGGATCAGCTTGAGGGTAAGAACGTTCGCAAGGAAAGTATCTTTTGGAAGCCTCAAGATGGAGAGCAAACTATTCGAATCCTTCCTGTAGCGGACGGAGACCCATTCAGGGAGTTCTGGTTCCACTATAACCTTGGTAACAACCGTGGCTTCTTGAGCCCATGGCGTAACTATGGAGAGGAGGATCCTCTTAATGATTTTGTGCGAAAGCTCTTTAATGAGGGTACTGACGATAGTGTCAAGATGGCAAAGGACCTAATGGCACGCCAGCGATTCTTTTCGCCAGTCATCGTAAGAGGCGAGGAAGAGAAGGGTGTTCGACTCTGGGGCTATGGTAAGACGGCTTATAAGGAACTTATTAGTCTTGCTCTGAACCCGGACTACGGCGATATCACAGACCCAGACACTGGTACGGATCTTGTTATCAAATATGGTAAGCCACCCGGCGCGTCGTTCCCGCAGACGAATATTACACCACGTCGTCGTCCATCTCCACTTTGTGGCGACAATCTTGAGCTAGCTTCGCAATGGGTCAGTAGTGTACCTGACTTTGATGCTGCTTTCGCAGACTCGCGTAAGACCCCAGCTGAAGTGGGTCGTATGCTTGACGAGTGGCTCGCAGGAGAAGCTGAAGCTTCAGATGGGCGCGAGACAGAGCGATATGGCAGCAGCCAGTCTTCTCAGAATTCTAATCCATTCCAAGAGTCTAATACAACTAGCAGCATTGTTAGTAGTGTAACAAGTAAGATTAATGAACTGCTAGACGAGACAGTTCCCTTCTGATTTCCCCCGCCGCAGGAAGGCACGGGCTGAAAAGCGAGAACAAGCTTTTCTAATAGGTGCCTTTATTTTTCGGAGAATTATAAATGAGTGTTGATTTAAATAGTGTAATGAGTAATACATACGTCCAGATTGGACTAGGTGTTGTGGGATTTATCCTACTTGTTTCTCTTGTATCGCGTTGTACCGAGCCAGAGAGAGACGCAGTAGTTGTCACTACACCAGCCAATACTGGCGAAGTTCTCCTTACTGTTTCTGAGGAGGTAACAACCACCGAGGATGGAGAGCTTGAGGTGCTTGTCAAAGCAGAAGCTGACGCACAGCACTAAACAGTAACCGCAGGGAGGCACGGGTAACAGGTGCCTCATTTTTTTTATTTTAGGGGAATGATATGCCAAGAGGAAAAGATAAAGTAGGCTCTGTCTCCATGGGAGACATGATGAAGCGACTTAATAAAAAGTATGGCATGCAGGTCGCGCATGATTTGACACAAGAGAATCCAACAGAAGTCAAGGGATGGATACCCACCGGCTCTCGATGGCTTGATTCAATTATCTGCAAAGGCAAGAGAGCAGGTATTCCAATTGGCAAGATCACAGAGATTGCAGGACTTTCCGCCACTGGCAAGAGCTACATGGCTGCTTGTATCGCTGCGGAAGCACAAAAACAGGGAATATATGTAGTTTATTTTGATTCTGAAAGCGCTATCGATCCTTCGTTTTTGTCTAACGCCGGAATTAATACAGACCCAGAACAGTTTATGTACATTCAGGCAATCACAGTAGAGCAAGTCCTAGAAATGGTGGAAGAGTTTATTGGTATGGAACAGCCCATGCTTTTTATCTGGGACTCTATTGCTAACACACCAACCGAGTCCGATAAGGAAGGGGATTTCAACCCCAACTCTTCTGTTGGTAAAAAGGCAAGAACTCTATCGCTAGCTTTCCAGAAGTTGACGATTCCTCTTGCAAACGCAAATTGTACACTACTTTGTCTTAACCAGTTGAAGCAGAAGATTGCCTCTACTCATGCGGAGAGGATGGAAGCTTTATCCGAGCCTCTAACTACGCCTGGCGGCAAATCTGTTGTGTATGCTTCATCTCTTCGCATTTGGCTTACCAAGCGAAAGTCGAAGGCTGCTTTTGTTGTCGATGAGAACGGGTTTACGATTGGTTCAGAGGTAAAAGCAACTCTAAAGAAATCTAGGTTTGGCACTGAGCGTCGTCAGTGTACTTTTCAGATTACTTGGGGAGATGACGAAGTTCGTATTATGGATGAAGAGTCATGGTTTGAGGCAATCAAGGGCTCAGAATATATTAAGCAAACTGGTGCATGGTACAGCCTTATTTATGATAATGGCGAAGAGCAGAAGTTCCAAGCTACAAAGTGGATTGAACACTTGCAGGACCCTAGATTCCGTGCTAGAGTAGAGGAGTTGATGGATATTGAGGTGATTGGCAAGTACCGTGACAAGATCGGAGATATCTCTACGTTTGAGGATATCGATGCAGATCTGGAAGATTAGCCTTATGAGGTGAGGTGGCCGAGAGGATTAAGGCACCGGTCTTGAAAACCGGCGAGTTGTAACAATCTCCGTGGGTTCGAATCCCACCCTCACCGTTCTTTGGGGGAAGAATGAAGCGAGTAATGATTATAGACTGCATGAATATTTATTTGCGGTCGTATATAGTAAACCCCAGTCTTTCTCCCAATGGGGTGCCAATAGGCGGGTTCAAAGGGTTCCTGGAGACACTACAGAAGTTGTGCAGAGAGATTATGCCCGACAAAGTGATTGTTGTTTGGGATTGTGGTGGAGGATCTAGGAAGAGAAAAAGAATAGATAAGAATTATAAAGATGGCAGAAGCCCTCTTCGTTTAAATAGGCAAGTTCGTAATATGAGCCTACGCGAAGAACAGGACAACAAAATTTGGCAACAGATAAGATTATCAGAGTATCTTAACCAACTGCCAGTTATTCAATACTGTATAGAGGACGTTGAAGCTGACGATATTATTTCTTATCTAGTACAAAACAAAAGACTATCTGATTACGTTAAAATAATTGTTTCAAGTGATAAAGATTTCTTCCAACTTTGTGACGATAAAACAATTATTTATAGGCCTACGCAAAAAGAAATATTAAACAAATATTCTATTGTCGAGCAATATGGTATACATCCAAATAATTTTGCCTTAGCTCGTGCTATAGTGGGTGATACTTCTGATAATCTGAAGGGTATACCAGGGGCAGGTCTTAAAACAATATCAAAAAGATTTTCTTTCTTATCAGAAGAAAATGATTACCTGATCCAGGACATACTAGATGAATGCGAAGCAGTTGGTAAAAAGCTTTTAATCCACGAGAAGATCATTGACAATGTCGCCTTAATCCAGAAAAACTATAAGCTTATGCAACTGTATAGTCCTTCAATATCTCCGACTGTTAAGTCTAAGGTTAATTACACATTGGAAAACGCGGATTATGAACTGAATTTAACAGAGTTTAGAAAAATGATGGCCATTGATGGTTTTGGGGAATCTAATATTTCCGACTTGACAGTGGCTATGAAAAGGATACTAACGAGTAGTTAGGTACACATAACATCGAGGGGGAATCTCATGGAAAGAACAAGCTTTAGTCACTTTGGTAAAAACTTTCAGGAATGTCTTTGTATGCTTATGCTTGAAGACAGGCCTTTTGCGGATCAAATTCTAGAAGTATTTGATATTACTTATCTAGAACTTGGTTATCTTCGGCTCTTTGCTTCAAAGATTATTCAATACAGAGAGAAGTATGGTGTTCATCCAACAATGAAGATCATGAATACTATTATTAGATCAGACCTGGACAAGGAGAACGAAGCCCTCCAGACACAGGTGAGGGATTATTTTGCAAGAGCACAAGCTTCTGGCAAAGTTAATGAGGCAGAGTTTATTAAGGAGAAGTCGCTAGACTTCTGTCGCAAGCAAAAGCTTAAGGGAGCGATGCTGAAATCGGTAGATCTACTTCAGTCTTGTTCGTTTGATGAAATTTCCAAGATCATCAATGATGCTCTTGTTTTGGGTAGTGATTCTAATTTTGGTTACGACTACCTGAAAGACTTTGAGAAGAGATTCGAACTCAAGGCTCGCAACCCAGTAACTACTGGTTGGTCTGAGATCGATGGGATTTGTAAGAACGGGCTAGGAGCCGGAGAGTTGGGTGTTGTTATCGCTCCGACTGGGGCAGGTAAGTCCATGGTCCTCACGCACCTTGGAGCTTATGCTCTGCTCAAGGGGATTAATGTTGTTCATTATACGTTGGAGCTTAGCGATACGACTATTGCCTCTAGGTATGATAGTTGTATCACTGGCGTTCCTTTGAGTGACCTTATGTCGTTTAAGGATCTTATTTTCGACAAGGTAGAACAGGTCACAGGTAAGCTTATCGTAAAAGAATATCCCACAAAGTCTGCTTCTACTAGGACAATTAGGAACCACCTAGAGAAACTTGTCAATAGAGGTATTGACCCTGGCTTAATTATTGTTGACTACGGTGATCTACTTCGCCCAGTAGTCATGAGGAAGGAGAAAAGAACAGAACTAGAATCTATTTACGAAGAATTGCGTGGTATAGCACAAGATTACAATTGTCCTATTTGGACAGCATCACAGACAAACCGTTCAGGACTGAACGCAGAAGTCATTACAATGGAGTCAATTTCAGAAGCGTTCAATAAGTGCTTTGTAGCTGACTTTATCTTTACTGTCTCAAGAACTGCTGAAGATAAAACTTCAAATTCTGGAAGAATTTACGTCGCAAAGAACAGAAATGGGCCTGATGGGCTAGTGTACCCCATATTTATGGATACCAGTAATGTTAAGATTCGAGTCCTACCACCCGGTGATGGACAAGAAGATGACCTTACTGTAAAGTCACAGTCAGAAATTCTGAAAGAGAAGTATAAGAAATTTAGACAGCAGCAAACGGAGAATGCATAAAATGAATATAGCAGCACAGATTTTATCGGACATCACGGTCCATATGAAGTACGCAAAGTACATGCCAGCAGTATACCGACGAGAGGTCTATTCAGAGATTGTAGATCGTAACATCGCTATGCATATTAAGAAGTATCCGCACCTAGAGGGAGAGATTAGACAAGCTTATCGGTTTGTGTACGACAAGAAAGTTCTACCTTCTATGCGCTCCATGCAGTTTGGTGGCAAGCCTATTGAAGTTGCTCCAAACCGAGTGTTTAACTGTGCTTATATGCCTATTGATGACCCTCGTGCTTTTTCGGAAGCCATGTTCTTGCTTTTAGGTGGCACAGGCGTTGGTTTCTCCGTGCAGAGACATCATGTAGATAAGCTGCCTGAGATCAGTCGCCCGAATTCAAAGAGGGCTCGTCGTTTCTTGATTGGAGATTCCATTGAGGGCTGGGCAGATGCAGTCAAGATGTTGATCCTGTCCTACTTTAATGGTACATCGAAGATTCGTTTCGATTTCTCGGATATTAGACCCAAAGGAAGCGCATTAGTAACATCTGGCGGCAAGGCTCCTGGTCCACAGCCGCTCAAAGAGTGCTTGGTTAAGGTTGAAGGTATCCTTGACCGCAAGGATAACGGCGAGAAGCTTAGCCCGATTGAGGTGCATGATATTGTGTGCCATATCGCTGATGCTGTTTTGGCAGGGGGTATTCGTCGTGCTGCTCTAATCTCGCTATTTTCTGCTGACGATGATGAAATGATTTCTGCCAAGTCTGGTAACTGGTGGGAGACCAATCCCCAGCGTGGTCGTGCGAATAACAGTGTTGTTCTTATGCGTCACAAGGTCACAAAAGAATTCTTTATGGATCTTTGGGATCGAGTTAAAGCCTCTGGTGCCGGAGAGCCAGGATTTTATTTTACATATGACAAGGACTGGGGCACTAATCCTTGCTGTGAAATCGCTCTGCGACCCTATCAGTTTTGTAACCTCACAGAAGTAAATGTTTCTGATGTGGAGAGTCAGGAAGATTATGAAGCTCGCGTAAGAGCGGCAGCGTTCATCGGGACACTCCAGGCAAGCTATACAGACTTTCATTATTTACGTCCAGTGTGGCAGCGTAATACAGAGAAGGATGCACTAATTGGGGTATCTATGACTGGTATCGCTTCTGGAAATGTTCTAGAACTTGATATGGAAGCAGCCGCAGAGGTAGTCAAAGAAGAAAATGCCCGTGTTGCTGCATTGCTTGGCATTGGGCCAGCTGCTCGCTGTACTTGTGTCAAGCCAGCAGGTACAACCTCTTTGACTCTTGGTACATCTTCCGGCATTCATGCTTGGCACAACGATTTTTATATTCGTCGTATCCGAGTCGGTAAGAATGAACCAATTTATGGATATTTGTCTGAATTCCACCCAGAACTAGTGGAAGACGAATACTTTAGGCCACATGACACTGCTGTTATTTCAGTTCCACAGCGAGCCCCAGAGGGTGCCATCACACGCTCTGAGAGCGCCCTAGAGATGCTTCAACGTGTTAAGAGAGTAAGTACCGAGTGGGTTAGACTGGGGCACCGTAAGGGCCAAAATACGCACAATGTGAGCGCTACTGTTACTATCCGCGATGAAGAGTGGGCTCCGGTTGGCGAATGGATGTGGGAAAACCGAAAGCACTATAACGGACTCTCGGTATTGCCTCGCACAAATCACACTTACGTCCAAGCACCCTACGAGGATTGTGATGAAGAAACCTACAATAGACTAATGAAGTCCCTTGTTAATGTCGATCTTACTAATGTCCTAGAGACGCAAGACAATACAGATTTGTCAGGAGAATTGGCGTGTTCGGGCGGAAGCTGCGACCTCGTTTGATTTTAAACATTTCGCGAGAAATAGTATAAATACTTGACATCTCGCCTCGCCGTGGATATAAATCTATGGTGAGGTGAGATATGAACTTTAATCACTTATTACCAAAGTACGAAGTTTTAACAAAGTGTTCTGGGTCTAAGACCCATTCTTTTATGCCGACAAGCCATGTCGAAGCAACGTTTAACCATGTGGCGGTTAGATTTCGTTGCAAGAAGTGTGGTAAGTTGGCTACTGCTTTTTTGGAAGAAGAACAATATAAAATTAATGAAAACATTATTACTAAGTTTGGAGAGTTAAGATGAATGTTATTCCTGTAAACAATTGGGTACATGTGTCGGTAGAACAAGAGCAACAAGAAGACACTATGGTGCTTCTACCTGACGATTACAAGAGAGCAGAGAATCCTTATAAGGTCGTTAGAGTTGCTTCTTCTTGTAACGGATATGATGAAGGGGATTTAGTAGTTGTGCCAACTCACACAATTCAAGATATTGAAGTGAGAGGGGAGACTATTTATCTTGTGCTACAAAATCATATCATGGCGCTAGTGAGAGAGGAGGAATAATAAATGATGTTCAGCAGGGTAATTATAGATTATGGCCACGGAGGGATGATTGACGGAGAGTATCAGACCCCCACTGGCAAACAATACCACTTCACAGAGCCAGAAGAGTTTTCTATTTACGAAGGCGTAACAAATCGTGGTATTGCAAGTAAATTGATGAGCCTTTTAGTGCAGGCAGGGGTTGAGGTATTTGACTGCGTAGAAGACTGCTATGTTACAGAGGCGGTGACAGCAGAAGACCTAGAGCAGTCAGATGTTTCACTTGGGGCTCGTGTGAGAAATGCCAATGAAGAGAACAAGAGAGGAGAAACACTTTTTATCTCTATTCACTCTAACGCTATTGGTATGGAGTTGAGAGGCCCGTCCCTGAAGCCAAGAGGTGCTGATGTTTTTGTCTACAGGAACTCAGGGCTCA